AAATAGTGTCTATGTCCTTGATTGACTTTATTTTCTTAACATTATCCAAACCTCTAAATATAAATTCGGTCCCTGTGATGCTACACGTTATTTTCATTGGCGTTGTTGTGGAATAAAAATATTTTTCTAGTCCAAAACTATATATAATATCTTGTATGTCTGCATAACAACTTTCTTTCAAATTTTCCCTTATTTGCCTAACAACCAGTATTTTTCTTTTTTCCTGTAACGCTAATAGAACTAACTTAACAGCTGTATTATAAGATTTACTGCTCCCATAACCTCCTAGTAGGAAGTATATATGCTGGCTGTTGTCTAATAAAAACTCCTTGAAATGTTCATTCACTTCTCTTTTTATTTCCATTAGATACCTACCAATTTTATTTCTATTTTATTATCTTCAACTTGTTCAGTTTTTAATTTTGATTTTTCAATTTCAAGCTTTTCCAGTTGCATATTTTCATCAATAAGTTGTGCTTCCGTTTCTAATACTTCATAATTAGTAAGCAACTTCCCAGTCCTTAATATTTCTTTTTCTGTTTTCATTATCAAATTCAGCTTTTTTTCCAAAGTTGTTATTTCTTCGCTTTTACTTTCTTCGTTAAGTGCTTTCATTATTCTAATTGTGATATTTCTTTTTGTAATTGCTATTTTCTTTAAAAAGTCAGGCAAATCTGCATAAACTTGTTCAACAATAGTTTGTGTATGCTTTTCTGTTGCCTCTAATCGCATTTGCCTAATGTTTTTCGCTTTTTCATAGTATGTGCTTTTCTTTATTCCATATTTTTCCATTATTTTATCTTTTGGAACATTATTTAATATATCTTTTTTGATTAGAACATCTTTTTTTTGAGTAATAATTTCCTCTTGGTTACTTTTTTTGGTTCGGTCACTTTTATTTTTGGTTACTCTATTCTGTTTTTTTTTAATCCAGTTGCCTTGTGAACTCCACTTTTTTATTCTACTCAAACCAATGTTATATTTTTTAGAAAGTATACTCATGCTCGTTCCGTTTTCATATTCATATTTTATTAATTCTTTTATATTGTTTTCCATTTAACCTCCTAAAAAACACTTGACACCACCAACCGGTATGTTAGAATAAAAGAAAAAAGGAGAAATAATTATGAAAATTAAAAAAATGAAAATTGAAAAAGATTTCAAATATTTATGGTTGAAGTATGTTGTGGATGTCAACTTGAATACTCATTGTGCCAATTGCCTTGTAGGAAACTATTCAAAAAAAATAATAAAAGTGAAAGGCACTTATGAAAATATAATTCTTAATGAGTATAATTCTAATTTTTACTATCTCTGTGGCGTTTCTTTTCCTTTTGTGTATGAAAATAATTTTCACCTTGCTTTCAAATATTGCAAGGGCGAATTATTGAAGTATTCCTCTAATGGAATTGAAATTGAGATTGAAGACGCTGTTGCGTTACCTGTTTCAAAAGAATTTATTGATATTCAACATCCAAAAGCAAAATTCAAATCTTACTCTTCATGCAGAAATTGGCAATTTGCAAATTATTTAAAACAAATTCTTCAAAATGACACCAATTAATTCTTTATGTTCATTATGTCTGAAGTTTTGTGGGTATTCTATATTAAATTCTAATTCCAAAGCCTTTTCGTATTCTTCTTTAGAAAAACGAATTGGCTTTTTGCATTTAGCCCATATCTGACTCCCACTTCCACCAAAAACTTCCACTTCTTTAAAATACTTTTCTAACAGCTCTTTCAAAGTTTCTAAAGTATGAAATTTTTGTAATGTCCATACTCCTCTTCTAAAAGTTCCACTATAATTCTTTGAATCTAAAAATTCAAGATTTCTTCCTTTCCATGTGTCCGTTTTTTGATTTTGCCTTCTTATAATTGCATTTAAATTTCTTGTTCCAACAAAAAATATTCCTTCATCTTTCATTAGTGCATTACATGCTGTCAATATAGCACTCTCATATTCATCACTTGAAACACTGTTCAAGACACTATCTAATACTACGAAATCAAAAAGCCCTTCATCTGCAATTTGTTTTTCAATTTTTTTAATCATATTCACTACGCTTGTTATATCTAATTTAAAAGATCCAGTCTTTTTAAAAAATGGTTCATAATATTTGAAGTTGTATCCTAATTTATTTAGTTTTGTTGGATAAAAGCATCTTCCAGCACCAAAATCAATTCCTTTCATTTCTTTAGTAATATTCGGGATTACTAATTTTTCATAAGTAGAAGAACTCGCATAAGTTTCATTACGGTTCATTTGGCAATGTGTCTGAACATAAGGTTTTATATTTAAAAACTCATATGTATAAACACCATATTGATGATTAAAGTAAGCTAAAAAATCTTTCATTTTTTTATTTTCAAGTTTGTATACCAATATTTCTTTCTGTAGCACGCTACAACTAAAAGCGTAATCTGAATTATGTATGACATCGCCTTCTTCGTTTATTACGACGCTACCATAACTGCCATATTTATTCAAAAGTCTCAATATTTCCTTTGACAAACTCCCATTGCTTTTCTTTATTATTTTTATTTTTTCACTTTTTACTGTATTAAAACCAAATTTCAAATTCTCAGCATTAAGAATTTTAGTAACACTAGTTTCCGTTTCTATACTGTTATGGATCAAGTTAAATTTAATCTCATCTTGCACATTAACTTTTTCTTCTAAAATAAATGCTGGTGTATGGGTTACCCCTACTTCTTTCATTGCTTTTGTTCTTTGGTGACCAGCAACTAATATTCCGTTTTTATTAATAATTACAGGTTTCAAAACCCCAAATTTTTTAATACTTTCCTGCAATTTTAAAAATGATTTTTCATCAATTTTACGCGGGTTATAAACTGCAGGTTTCGTTTTCTCAATTTCGTATTTTTCAATAAACATTTTACACCTCATTTTTTATAAAAGAATTACTAATAAATCCATAAGCAACTCCTTTTTCTTTAACGTAATTCTCGTATTTTTCCATTAAAAAATCATATTCTTCTTCAGTCAAAGGGATCTTTTTTTCCCCTATTACCAATATTTTTTCCTTTATTCTTTTTCCTGTTTCTTCCTCTTCATCGTATTCATATTCAGGGATTGAAATTTCTTCGCATGAATTTTCTAAAATTTTTTCAAGCTCTGCTTCTTCAAAACCTAGTATTTCTAAATCAAAATTAGCAAACTCTAATTTATTTAATTCATATTTTAAAGCTTCAATGTCAAAGTCTGTGTTCATTGTTAACTTATTATGTACTATTGCGTAAGCTGCTTTCTGTTCTTCTGTTAAATCACTTATTCTCAATATTTCAACTTCTTCATAATCTAGTTGCTTTAAAGCTAAATACCTTCCATGCCCTTCGATAATCACATTATTTTCATCTAAAGCTATCGGGTCTTTATACCCAAAAGCATTGATTGATTTTATAATTTCTTCAACTTGCCAATCTGGATGTTCTTTTGCATTATTTTCATACATTCTTATATTATTTATGTTGACTTTTTCTAGTTTCATATTTCCTCGCTTTCTCTTTTAACTTTCCCACCAACCGCAACCGACCCTTGTTAAACTAATGGTCTCATATATATAAATTAAGGAGGAGGCAAAATAAAAAATGACCGTAATTATAAAATCAAGGTTTTACCCTTAACTCTATAAATACGGTCATCTTAATATTCATGTACTCAATATTTATAACCTTATTTAATTGTCTTGAAACTTACACAACTTAGGTTGCCTTATTATTCGCATACTCTTTTTTATATTGTGCTGTTTCTGTCTTCTGTATTGTTATTGTACCGTTCGGTTTTCTTTCAATAATAACACTTCCAACTTTATTGCTTTTTAAAAATTTTTCTATTTCTTCGAGTTCTTTATTTATGCTCATTTTACCTCCTATATTATATCACATTTTACGCTTTTTTCAAAACTTTTTATCGCAGATTTTCTCTTATAAAGTCATCTAACAGCAGAGCGAAAAAACTAAAACTGTAAAGTGAATAATAAATTATTCGCCCCCATTCAATTTTATAACTATTCCACCTACCTGTTCTTTTATACTCACTTATTTTTGTTATTGTTCTTCCTATTGTTAAAATTGCAAAAACTATTATAAAACCTAATAGATATGTTTTTAAAAATTTCATTTTTATTCCTCCTTAAATGCCTTAAAATGCCCTTTATATATTTCTTTTAATTCCTTTACCTGATTATCATTTAATTTTATACCCCTTACATCATACTTTCTTCCAAATGATTCGACGCCTATATTATGTTTCTCTGTGTGATGATGTCGGCAAAGGGATATATACACCCCTTGACCTTTATCATGTGCATATCCGCCTAAATTTGCAACATTCTGCCAGTGTTCCATATCTACTGGACTTCTGTTGCATACAGCACATTTTTTATGTTTTAATTTTGCATATATGTATTTCTCCTCATTCTGTTCTTTATAAAGTTTCTGCATTTCTTCCCACATCGCTATATCATTTTGCAGGAAGTAATCAAATAAGAAATTAGTAAATTCTATCGCTTCAAGATTACTCATCATTTTAATTGCTAAACTAAAAGTATCGTTAAGCTTAATTAGTAGCATTTGCATTTCTTCCGTTACAAAATCCATTAAATCGCTTGTAATTATATTTATTTTACTTTCCCTGCTGTAATTTTTATCAATAACGTTTCCTATTCTGTCTTTAAGCTTTTCTTCTAAGCTTTTAAAAGGCTCATATCCTTTTATATTCTTTCCGCTGTATCTGATATAGAGTTTCTTTAAATCTTCCTTCGCTTTGTAAAGAAAATAGTCCGAAATGGCAG